ATGTTTTACTAACATGTGAGCAATTTTTATTTAGTTTTATATTGTCAACCAGAACACATAAATCTGTACATATACCACTTAATCTTATATTAAGTTTTATTTTTTCGTTGGTAATCGCACTTATTACTGTTGGGTCTGTAATATTAATGTTTGCACTTAACCAATTAGACGCAAAAGAATTTTCGTCAATACCTATTTTAAATTGAGTTGCTCCTGTTGTGTTTTGTGGTATACCAGATTGATTGAATAATGCAGTAAGTAATTGATTAATTGGTGTTACACATGTTACTGGGCTATTATTTACGGTTAGATTATATAGGTTTATTGGTACTTCTTGATTATTGTTTGTTAGACAAGTAACATAAAATCCTGTGTTTTCTCCAAGCCCAAATAAATAATTATATAAATTACCAGAACCAATGATTGGAAATATTACCTCCTCGTATACTGTTGCAGTTGCTACACCAGTTGGTGTTGGTTTTATAGTGCTAATTAACATTGACGCGCCAATCGATTCAAATACATCTACCACATCTTGACATGTACTGTCTGATTTACCATTAGCAATTTCTGTTAACGATGAACCACTAAATTTAAATAAATAATCAAACTCTACACTTAATGTACATGTCTCATCTGGCGGAACCGAAAAAATGGCACCATCGTTACCAATTGGGTTTAAAACAATATTAAAAGGGTTGTCACATTTTTTTTGTTTTGACCAATAACATTTTTGTGTTTTTTCGTCAAATATTAAACCGCTTCTAAGTGTTTCGCAACAAACCTTTGTTAAAAATGTTTGTACTAATCCAAGGTTGGTATCATTTACATAGACTGAAATGGTACCGTCTGAATTTTGTATTACAGTACCACCGTTGTTGATGATTTGATTCTCAGTATCGCATTTTATAAGATTTGACATATTATTATATATATTCGTGCTTGTATTTTATTTTATTTAGTCCGCAGAACTTTCATGTATTATTCTTATTACATCTCCAACAGTAAATCTAAACTGACTAAATTGAGCCATGACATTTGTTTGGTCTGGTGCTGTTTGTGTGTTAACAATTATTTGTTCTAATTGTGTTGTCCCAATATATAATGTTAGTATTGAGGATATGTTAGGTGTTGTAGTTCCAAACAAAAAGGCATCAATATAAACACTTATTCTACCAGTAAATGTTGGTAATATTCTAACAGCTGATATTGTACCCCCATTAGCTGGCACTGGATATATCCCTGCTCTATTACCAGGTAGACTTTGTCCATTAATTTTAACATCATTAATAATATTTGCAGTTGCATTATTGATAACAATAAAATCAGCCTGAGGTGTATTTGTTGTTAGTGTTAATTCACAGTCGGTATCGCTTGTACAAGGTGTTGTACTTTGTCTTATTATTACATTATCACCACTAGATGAATTGCTAACAGCACATTTGTTTACTGTACTATTACCAGCTAAAGATTCACTACGTAACCTACCGTTTATGTCTCTCCAATATATTGTTCTAGCCGTTCCGTTGGTGTTTTCAAATTTAGTACAGAATCTTTCATCATTCGTGTTGGTGTTTGTACTTGTGTTTGTATTCGTGTTAGTATTTGTGCCTGTGTTTGTATTCGTGTTAGTATTTGTGCCTGTGTTTGTACCTGTGTTTGTATTCGTGTTAGTATTTGTACCCGTGTTTGTATTCGTGTTTGGATTTGTATAATTAACAACCATATAAACATTTGTAGGGTTACCTGCATATATTAATGGATAGGTCGCACGATAATAACCACTAGCTCGCGAAACACCTATTGGTTGTATTGTATTTGATATATCTATAACATTTGGTAATTGTTGTGCAAAATTAGCGCTTGTAAATTCAGTGTTGCTAACTAGATAACCAATTTTGTGTATTGACGGATTAAATGCAAGGTTAACATTAACATAAGATGTTGTTCCAGAATAAACATTTACACCGATAGTGTCGCCGTATTGAACAGCAAGTTGAGGTGCTGGTGTGTACCCATAAAAATATCCAATTTGTGGCCCAGATTGTGAGCTAGCGCTTAATGCTACACTATAATTTGAAAAATCGCCACCTCTAGTAGTATTTCCTACCGTATTATAAAATATATTATTTACTCGTTTTCCAACATCTGAACCATCATTTACAACAACCAAGAAAGTTTTAGGTGTTAAAGGTGTTGTTTGTCTAACTATTGTTTCGTTACATCCAATAGTTCCTTTAGCTCTTTCTTTGTATGTATCAATTATTATTGAGTTGTAAGATGTTATATCACTCTTGCCTGTTGTGTTTAATTGACATGCAAAACCTATTTCGCCAATATATGGGTCAGTTACTTGAATTTTTTGAGTGTAGTTTTTTAAGCAATTACAACCATTGTACGAACTAGTTCTATTTTGACCTAGCTCATCAACAAATACCAAATATGTATTTCCGCTAATAACCGTTGTTCTTATTGATTCGTTTACTCTCCAATTACATGTAACAAAACAACCACAATCACCACCAGCTTGACTACCAGCATTGCTAGTGCAGCAAATGTAACCACTATTTTGTGGTGTAAAGGTTACACCATCATCATGAACATCGTTATAATAAACTGGTGTTCCTTTGGTACAGCAAATTGGGTTTGTAAAAATACTTTCTCTTAAATTACCTGTTACATTTCCGTTTATATCGTATTGTGGATAATAATACAAATAATATGTTTGGTCTGTATTAAATGCGTAATCAACAAAGTCGCATTCGTTAACTTCTATTGATTTTTGTTTATCGATACAAACACTTAACGCCCTTAGATTTTCTGGTAATTCGCAACCGCAATTTGTTTCATCTTTTCTATTTTTAGGGTCTAAGATAACAGTCGCATCAACAACATAGCAATCACTAAAATCAACACCGTCATCACTAGATAAATTAACATACGTTTGTCCACTATATCCAGTAAATTTACCAATATTATAATTAGAAAAAATATTTGATGTGGTTGTTGTTACTGTTTCAGACGTTATTGTTGCTGGTATAAAATTTGGTATTAATGTTCTAAATTGATTAATGTATTTATAACCACCGTCGTATGGTCCAACATGTGGGTTGTTACCTGTTGTAATATCTACAACCGAATCTGGACCGCCAGTTTCTCTATACCATAATCCATTACTTTGATAATATAGGTTTGAGGTGTTGGTAAAAGGTTGTGGGTAACCACTTATGCTTATTGGGTATAAACCAATATCGGTTGATAAGCTATTTTGCCTTAATACTTCTTCAAATATCTCAATATCTAATTTATTTTCAGCTAAATAAATATATTCATTAAATTGTATTAATCCAAGTGGTGTACCAATAAATTTAAACATAAATTCAATACCTTTTCTGGTACCCTTTGATTTCCATAACCATGGACTATTTAATATTAATCTTCTCCACAATTCAATATCTGCTTCAACTGCTGTTAAACCGACTGTTTGACCAGCATATGTTGATGCTTGTGGTGTTATATAACTTTTTAATAAATTATTTTCTAATACTGACGATATTAAATCCCAACCTAATACCCTAGCGATATTTTTAAGGTATATATCTGGAGTGTTGTTTAACTTGTTATAGCTTACAGTATTTGCAAATTGTATACCTGTAATGAACTGATTGATATCGTCATACTCCCTACCATATATTGTTAGCGTTTTATTTACCTTTTGGTCAGATGTATCTTGGTCTAAAGGTCCAACGTGTGTTGCTGTTGTGTCAAAATCGGTTATAGATTCAGTAACAAGAAATCTAACCATTAGATTAGATGTTGTTAAATCTAAATTATCAGAAATATTTAATAGTTTTGTTGCATAATCTTCATAAGCATCCGTATTAAAATCTAAATTGTATCCATCTGATGTTGGCCATGTTACACTGTCTGTTGTATTAATTATAGAACCATCATCAGTTTTTATTTTAAAATCAAAAGTTGCAGTATATTGTGGTATTATTAATCTATTTAATAGGTAATATTCAAAATTAGGTAACGCATTAAAAAATTTATCCTCTTCTGTTTTATTTGGTTTAATATAATAAATTAGAGGTGCGTTGGTTAATCCAGAAAATGGGTCACCTTTAACTTTAAAATAAATATAATCATTTGATAGACGTGTTGAACCTGTAAAACCTAATATTTCGTATTCTTGATTATTATAACGAATACAATATGACGCATACTTAATTGTTAAATTCCTTAATGCATTTGTTTCGTTGTATGTGTCACTTAAATTACCGTTTATTAAAAAATTGATATCGTATTGATTACTTAGTGTATTAACATTTACTTTAAATGTTGCTTCTCTTGTTAACACATTATAAACGTAATTTTCAATAGTATTACCAGTTTGTGTTGTATAGTCTGGGGCTATAGCAAACGTTGGGTCTGCGTATAATGCTGCTGGCCAATTTGTTATAATATTCTCTAATGAAACCCTAGTAAATTCTCTAAATGAACCAAAAAGGGCATAATTAGTTAGGTCTCTTTTATCTAAATTTAAAATAACCCCAGCATTGTCATATAATAAATTTAGAGCGCTTTGAACTGTTAAATCTAAATCGGCTAGGCTAACAAAATTAGAAAAACTATTGGTTTTAAAATTTTTACTAACTTTTGGTTCTGTATTTGTTGTTATAGAAAAATTACCCAATGTAAATAATGATGTTGCATTACCGCCATTGGTTAACTGAACACCAACAATATCTGGTGAAAAATTTCTATATTCTGTACCACCATCAAGAAAGGTTTTTTTAGAATACCCCGCAACTTTTATTCTATCGTTAGCCATTATACTGTTGTTATTGTTGTAAAGTTTTTAGTAAAATCAACGTTATTTCTAAGTTCTCTAACTTCAAATAATGGTTTACCACTAAATCTATCTTTAATTTCATACAAGTTGTATTGTTTGTATATTTGGTTAGTAAAGTTATAAATTGTGTAAATACCGTCATCAAGAGATTTGGTTTGATTGCCGTAAAGTGCGTATGCAATTGTTTCGGTATCATACTCAACCATTTCAACTTCAACCATTATTGGGTTAAAAAAAGTGTTGGTTATTATAACCTCTTGATTTGCGGTTCCAATAAATGGAAAAGCGTTTGGTTGTACATTTGATGCCGAGTTTGGTGATACGGTACAAAAAACTAATGTTGAATTATCATTAAAACGATATCTAATGGCTTTTTGATTTGAATTTGTAAGATTTTGATTTACAGGTTCAGCTCTATTGTTTGATGTAATAACCCTAAATAAATTTGGTATCTTGGCGTTAGTTCTACTTGTATCTAAAAATTCAATTCTATATCCAATTAAACCATTATTTTCAAATCTACTTATAAAATTTGTTGGTATTGTTGCTAAATCAAACAAGACGCCTCTAATATCTGCAAATGCTGATAGCACCCCAACATCAACAATTTTAGTTCTGATTTCAGCTGGTTTTATAACAATTGTATATATGCCCTTGCTTGAAAATATACTAACTGGTAATTTTAGAGTGTACATTCCTCCGAATAATTCAAAAGAACCAGTTCTATTTGGGTTGTTTACTGGGATAAGAACGTCAGAAACGTTAGGTATTTTTACTAACGTATTAGTAAGGGTATCCCTAGAGGGTGTGAAATTATAAAAAATTTCAACATCTTCTGCTAGTACATCTGAGGGTCTTATAATTCCATAAACGCCTGTCGCCATATTATAAATTAATTAATTTTTCTATTGTTATTGAGCATTTAGCTCTTTTTTTTAAATTTTCTTCCCATGGAATAAATTCAAGATTTTTAATATTACCTATTATTTCTGCGTTAATATTATTCCTAAATCCTTCGATTATTGAATATTTGTGGTCTAAATGATATGCACCATCGACACCACTATTTCCTCTATTTTCATAGTTAATTAACGTTTTAATTGGTTGTTGTCTAGTTATTTTTAGCACTTTTAATTCGTATTTATAATACTCGTCAACAATATTTAAATATTCGTCATAATTTATATTTCTGTAGCGTTTAACTAAACCAATAGAAGCGGCGCTTCCTTTATCTCTTCTAAAATCGCTGTTGCTTAAAAATTTATCAATAAAAGACGCAGTTAATCCAGTTTCATTTGCTATTTCTTTACATGATTTATAGCCTTTTAAATACAATTCTTTTATTTTATTTTCTTGTTCCGATGTTAATATGATTTTGACACCATTACTTTTACCGTTTCTCAAAAGATTTTTATCTTTTAATATTTTAATTATAGGTGTTTTACTAACGCCTAATTGAATAGCGACTTTGGTAACATTTAGACCAAACGTACAATATAAATTTACTATTTTATCAATTTCGGAATTAGTGAATTTTTTTTTCATTTTTAATTTTTTTTAAAATATATATTACTTTGGTAATAAGTAAAAGTATTATGTTGTATTTAGGCTAAAAAATCCGCTACCATACCTAGATAATTGAGCTAGGTTGGTTATTTCGGACATTTTTAGGTGTTTTTCATATACCGTTACAATTCCTCTATCTATAAATACATCACTTTCAATTTCTGGTCTAGAAATTATCCCTAATAAATATTCTTCTTTTGTTGTTGCAGATAAAGATATATTAGTTTCATTCCATCCTTGACCTATAAAAGACATAAATGAGATATTTTGAAGTTCATTATCTTTAAAATATAACCCATCTTTTTGATTTACTGTTCCTATATTTGGGTCATTTTTAGCAACATCAAAAACATATGTTAGTGCAGATAGGTCTGAAGATATTACTCTGCTAACACCATTAACCGTTCCACCGCTATAATTTTTATACGTTTCAGTTGTCATATCAAAACCAACTTTATATTTTTGATTTTTATCATATGATTCAACATCGTTAGCCCTACTATCTGTATATCCTGATATAGTATTATTGGTATAATCGTAATAGTCAGAATCTGTTTTTCCCGTTACCCTAGTTTCAGGATTAATTTGTGTTTGTGCACTTATTGGTAACATACCATACATAAACGGAAATGTTATACCACTAGAAAGTAATTTATTAGTTAATACAGTATAGTTTACTGGTGTGTAATCGTTTGGAAAATTAGGTAAATATATCGCATCGGTAAACATACCCATATCGTCAATATTTTGCGTTAACATTATATTAACATAAAAAGACGTTGCTGTTAATTGTCCGTATGTTGGACTGTTATAGTTTCTGTCTATATTGTTCTCTAATAATATTTTTCTTTTAATTATTTCCATTACAAAACTTGAGATTGATATAAATTTACTGTTATGTCTTTATTGTTTGGGTTAATTGAATTTTGTCTATATATTACATTTGTTGAATGTGTATCACTTATCTTATAATAAAACCCTGTTGTGTTCCTATATAAATCATATCTTGTATATTGTTTTTTAATAAAATCATTTATTTTTGATGGTGCACTTATTGTTGATAAGGGTATGAATTTACCTGTTTTGCCATTAAAATAATTTGCTTTCATATACATATATTTTGGGTTACCATTTAATATCATGTCATCCTTATATGCATAAATATAATAACCCTCATAAAATGCTTTTGGAACTATTAATGGATTTGATATTAATAAATTAACAGGTATCTGACTAGCTGGTAGTGGTTGTCCAGCAACATTAGCACCAGATGTTCCCACAGGATAATAATCACCTTTTGACAGTCTACTATATATGTCAATTGTTGACAATTGATTTTGTGTCATTTGGTTATCGCTATCAAAAAATTCTAATCGTAAGTAACTTTCGGTAAAATTACTTTTTAATAATTTTATGTCAGAATCTTCAAAACCAATGTTTGAGTAATACGTAGGTACTTGAAGGCTATTACTAGAGTTTAAAAAATTTATACTGTAGCTTATATTGCCTAATTGTATATCTTGACTATCTATTGGTGTAAATCTAACTTTGTCGTAATCTAGTATTGGGTTAACGGATTTTTGTGTTGCATCTTCAACAAAAAGTCTTTCAATCAATTCGCTATTATCAACAATTTGATATTCTAAATTAATTGGTATACTAACAGAGGTTGCTGTAATTGGTATAGTTGTTCCTTGTAGTTGGCCTGAATTTATTTGATACTTAACATACATTGTCCGATAGATTTATTTTAAATTTATTACCCATAGCGTTTCCGATAGGGTCAGCGGGAAAAGAAGAAAAGTATAAATCCCAATTATCAAATGGGTCTTGTCTTTTAACCTCAAAACAATAGTTTTGATATATATAATGTGAACTATTTAAAAAAGGGTAATTAACAAAATCATTAGTAATGTCATTTGTGCCAATGTCTAAATAATCTCTCCAATAGTATTTACCATTACTTAGCTTAGTAGCATATTCTGGAATGCCATAAGTATTTGGGTCACCCTCTTCAATATATGAAGAAAAATCTCTTATTTTTATTAAATGATGAGCTTTGTAATAATAACCTTCTGGTCTAGGACCTGGTACAATTGAATTGTTTGTTGTTTCTCTGTTAACAGTGTTAAATCTATGGTTAACATCAGATAAAACAACTTCTTTTATGGTGATAGAATTATATTCCACAACATCACCATAAAACTCATTGTTTGTAACTTTTACATCAAATTCTAGGGGTGTGAATGTCTGACTTGGTGATGTTGATACATTGTGTATTTTTTGTATTACTGGTATGTCCTTTAAATACGTATTTATATTTGCAGTATTAAATTCTGGAATATATGGCGCTTCGATGCCAGAAGATACTTTGGTAAATATTTGATTGCTATCTGTTTTGATAACAGTTAAATAAAGTTCACTTAATGGTCTACCTAAATTATCAACTAGGTCCTGAATTGTAACATCTTCATTAAAAACAAACTCGGTTATATCATCTGAAAAAATACTCTCAGAAAATGCAATTTTAAACACTTCGTAATCATCTGGTTCAATAATATTGGAAGACTTTGTTTTAATTTTTTTGAACTTTCTAAAATAATATTCTGATGGTACATTTTCGTACATTTTAGTCATTCTACTATTTGAATTTAGTACTAATGTATTGTAGTCAATATCGATGCAGAAGTAATAATTTTTTTGTTTACCATCATCTAAACCAACTCTTATTACTTGGTATGTGCCGTCTAGATTTGTATTCATTAATTTTACAACACCGCCGTTTAATAAATTGTGAAATACTGGTACGCTTAGAGCTGTCATTGGTTTTCCACCAACAAGAACTTTTTGTTTGTCGACTATAATTAAACCGCCATTAATCATTGGGTGTTGTTTATCTGAAGCGTGTGGATATGTTATTGTTAACTCCCAATTTTTTACTTGTTGATTTGTAATATTTGTAACATCTGGTAAAAATGAAAATCTTTCTCTTTTAGGTTCCATGTCATAGAATAAACAAAAACGAGCATTTGCAATTACTGGGTCAAAATAACCATACCAACCATCGATTTCCTTTAGGTGTTTTTTGATTGATTGACCAAAAGTTAAGTTTGGGTCATCGTCATCTAATGTGTTGTTTGTAAATAAATTAGTACTAAAAATTTCCCAACATGATTGTGTTCCTGTTGTATTAAACAATACGTTACTTATCAACGGATTAATTTTACCAAGTATTCTATAGAAAGGACATTTTTGTCTTTCGTAATTAAATTGGTCACTTAAATTAAGGACTTTATTAATTTCGTCTGGTGGTAATAATCTACTAGTATTGTTGACTTGAAGATTCATATACGAATCCTTATCTACAGCTTCCTTAGATTTATACTTGTTTAATAAATTTGTAATTTTTTTATCCATATTACGGTACTATTACTGTTATTGAATCAACACAACCAACACTATCGGTTACAAATGCAATATATGCTCCACTAGGGTATGTTTTAATATTTGTTTGACCAGTATTAACTGGTGAAAACGTGTATGGTGGTATTCCGCCACTTGCATTAAATCTAACAGTGTTTGCTGATATTATTGTGTATGAACCAGCTAAAGAGCTAGTTGGTCTTTGTATTACTGAAATAGGTAGTGTTAATGTATTGCTAACACATTCTTCAATGGTGTCTTCAACTTCTATTTGTAAAAGACCACTAATTGCTGGTGCGTATCTAAATGTCTGTTGACCAGCAGTATTAGAATAACTTGTTCTTACCACACCGTCAATAGTATATTTTATATTAAAAGGTGGACCGTATGTACCTGCAACAATATTATAATTTATAGTGTACTCATTTGGGTTACATTGTTTTGCATTATTATAGCCAGCAGTATTAATTGTAGGTGGTACAATTTTTATAACTGTAACGTTTTGTCTTTGTGTTTGACCAACATTGTCTGTAACTGTAAATGTGTATACGCCGTCAAATAATTCACTGAACCCATTGCCTGGGTATTGTTGTGTTACATTGTAACCATTAGGTCCTGTTGCCACGATAGTATATGGAGGTGTACCACCGCTAACTATAGGGTTTATTGCACCATCATTAGTTTCATCACAACTAACAGGTTGTATATTTGCTGATGGAATAGATAATACCAATGGTGGTGCTGTTGTTGCTGTTAATTGATTGTTACACGTTTGTATTGGGTTGCTGCTATCGGTTACAACAAAAGTATTTAAGCCTGCTGGTATATTTTGTAATGTACCGTTGTTTATTGATGTCGTATATGTTGATGTTGATACACCTAATGAATTTGTTATTCTTAATCTGTAAGGTGGTGTTCCACCATTAATTGTGAATGAAACAATACCGTCATTTGTTGATTGATTTCTTGGTTCTTGGAATAATCCAAAAGAACATGTTAAACCTAATGGTCCATCAATACTAACTTTCTTGATAACAACAGTACCTAACGCATCTGTAGAATTTATTGTATACTCACCAGCAATTAAACCAGCAATATTTCCACTTGTTGTTGCTGTTGCAGGTCCAAAACTATAGTTTGGTCCAGTCCAGGTGTATACAAATGGTGAGGTTCCTCCAACAAATGTAAATGCAATAGAGCCGTTAGACGAACCAAGTATTGTTGTATTTGTAACTGTTGTATCTACTATATATTCATTTACAATAGCAGGAAAACAAGTTGTAAAATATTTTGAATTTGTTTTTTCAATTGCACTTTTTTCTGGTATGATACCAAAATACATATAAAAAGAATTAGATGTTTGTGCCCCCATATCACCATTAGCTGATGGTGGGATAAATCTGAAATTTCTAAATGAATTATATAAAGAACCATTTACATGTAATGCACCACTATCTCCTAGTATATTAAATGAAGAACCATTTTGTGCGTTATCTAAGCTAGCTGTCGCGATTGGTGGGTATGAATTTATTCCAGACCCAGCAATGTTTAGTAAAGTGTATGCGTCTCTAACATATCTATTTGTACTAGTTAAAATATCAGATGAGTCTTGTGGGTCGTATATCTCTTCTATTGTTACAAATCCATGCACTGGCTGATTGATTTCTGATTCTGGAATATCAACACTTAATTCACATAATCTTCTAATATTTGTTGCTTGTCCAGAGTTGAACGTAATTGCTTTAATGCAGCCAATATCAAAAAATAAGCCACGGTAAAGACTACCAATTTGAAACATGCCAGTTGTTATGTTTCCTTCGTCGTCGCCTGGTTCTGGTCCTTCTTGAATCAGCGGTGGTATTTTATATGATGTATTTGAGATATATTGAAATATTTTTGGAAATCCTTGCCAATCACAATTAAATACAGGACCTAAATTTGTCAAATCAGTGGCAAACATTTTTCTACCACTACCATCTAATAATAGTGGTGGATAATATAGATTACCGTCATATTTTACCAATAGTCCATTCCTGAATTCATGTGTGAAGTTATCGTCTTTATCAAAAACTGTTGTATCTCCAATTTGATTTGATTTGCAATTATTAAAACCTGTACCTCCTTGATAATCTTTACAGTACGTCTCACAAAATTTTTCTACATATCTACCGTATAATCTTCTTTTTTTATACTTTAATAAGTACATATATAATGTACCATTAATCCAATCATTATAAAAATCAAATTGATATAGACCTAATTGTTCGGCTAAAACCGCTGATACGCAGTCAGTATAGTTTTCAACAGGTTCGCCATCGCAACCAGGCGCATAATACGTTTCAGGGTCTGAAGGACATTGTAATCGAATTGGGGTTATCCATCTAAACGGTCTAATCCTTAATATACTTATTCCTCTAAGTCTACAAAGAATGTAGTTTACAAAAGCAACAATACTAGCGATGATTGTAACAATAAAACAAATTATTGTAAATAATATATTTCCCTTTACATATGTTCTATTAAATGGAAATGGTGTTTTATCGCCAGCACAATCGTCAACATTTTTAATACCCATGTAAGTTTTTACTCTTCTGCTACGGCCAGCCCTTTGTACTTTAGGTATAAAATTTTTAACCGTATATATTTTATTCCAATATAAATCGGTAAAACTTGTATCTTTGGTTGTTTTATCAAAACTAAAGTCAATATCGGCTAGGTTATTTGGGTTATGTGGTACCAAGTACTTGCCTCTGGTTCTTAGTCTACCACCAGCGCCAGAGTCATCCATACCTATTCTAAATCTAACTCTAGCTCTTGTTGGTATACCGATGCTTTCGTCACCAGATGGTACAGTGTTACCAAATTCATCTGTAACAACATAATCTAAGTTCATCGGAACTTGGTACGCCCATGTACCATTCTCGTCAATAACTCTACCGCCATCAACACTAAACTCTTCTATTTCGTTATCTGTTGTTTTCCTAATCATTTCTAACGTACCTTCGCCAGTTATTTGTTCGCAAAGTTTACCTAATCCTTTTCTAGGTCTGCATCTTTTACTAATACTATTTTTTCTACTATCACCAAAATAGCTACCCATAAAAATTGCAGCTGGTTTAACAAAATAATCTAAATTAAAATCAACTCTATTGATACCAATTTGGCATGTTTCTAGGTTACCCCAAAAAGGTCTAACATTTACGCCAATATTTGATGATTTGACTTGTGGTAATGTGTTTATGTTTGTACTTTCTTTAAACTTTGTGGGACTATAAAACATTTTTTGTGGTGCACCTTGCTCAATTAAATCGTAAGGTCTTTGAGATACGATGCCAATATTTGATATATCGGCATCGATATGTACAGTATGGTTACCAACTGGTACCCCAAAAATCATAAAATCACCTGCATAGTTTGTTTGTGTTGTAAATTTATAATATTTACAATATACTTCAGAAACAACTTCATTGTCTAAGATTTCTCTTTTTGCTGGAAATGTTCCAACGGGTGTGTAACAATCATCTTGGCTATCAGATTCTAGTGGTAGTAGATTGTATCTAATACCGTCACTATTCTTATCGTTTGGGGTTTCGTATGGGTATAATCCATATATTTCACTATCTTCTTTATCAGTATCTGAAATAGGAATAAAAACGGAAACTTTTGCGTTTGGAACACCAAAACCATTATTAATTGTTACCCTACCAGCAATAACGCCATAGTCTGAGCAAAACTCACTGTAGGCTTGGTCTTGGCTAATCTTTAGTGATAATATTTCAATAAAATCAAAGTCTTGCTCTATTTTTAATGATAGATACTTATCCGTTCCGTCGGTGGTTGTTCTTATTCTAATATTCTCAGACATTACTTATTTTTATTTATCTCAATTATGTCGTCAGGATTCTCTAATTCATATTCATATTCATCCTCGTTAAAATCCTCTTCTTCGATATCATCTTCGTCGTCATCATCATCGTCATCATCTTTATCTAATTTCAAAATTTTTGTTCCAATGTAGTATAAAACAGGAACAAGGTTTAGTTCTTTTGATAGGATAGTGAGTTTAAACAACGCAATAAAATATCCAATAATAAATAACGGTGTTATAAATATTAAAAATGTCAAGAATAATAATATCCTAACACTAAAATCTAATATTTTTTTACCTATCGGTCTATTTGATTTGTTAACATTATTTTTAATATCGTTAAATACCTTTTTACCGTCTTTGTTTTTTTTACAACTAGTACAAGCCATGATTTTTTTTATTATAATATATTGTTTTTATATAAAAAAACAAGGCTTATTTACTTAGCACGTACTATTATATCTGTTGCAGGGTATTTTATTTCATACATCGTTGTTGCTTCACCAAATAACGCATAGTCATTTGATATATCAATTTGTCTTGTTTCGCTATTAATATATGGTTGAGTTATCTCGTTTATTGAGTATTTCCCACCAACTAAATTATACACCCTTAGGTCAATTACATTTAAAACACCACCGACATTGTTAATAGCTTCTAATAGGTTAGACAAATAAATGTTTTCACCCATATCAAATTTGTTGATATCCATATATGAACTAATAGTTGTAATAACCTGTGAAATAATTTGTGATTGTGGAAATCTTTTATCTAAAAATAAATCCACTTGAAACGAGATGTTAACAATTTTTGCATCTGAAACTTCAATATAATCATTTAACATTCTATAGTCCGATAGATATGTTGCAATATTATTTTTTAAAGTACTTGTTGATGTGTTCGTTAATTTACCTTCGTTATCTAAACCTAAAATATAAATTTTAATTTTATTTTGTTCTTCAAAAACACCACATCTAAATGGTGCACCAAATTGACCAGGCATTAGCGTAATTCTAGATTGGTAATCTTTGATTGTTACAGCTCTATTCTGCGCTGAAAAATTATATCTAACTAGATTTCTTATTTCTTCAACCGATGGTTGATTTTTGCCGCCTAGTGCTGGAACTGGGTTATTAACTTTTAATGAGTTTCTAACAGAACTATTAACATTAGCATCAGCGCCATTCACAGTCATATTAACCAAACCAAGTGATGTTATAACACCCTGTCCTATATTGGTATCTAAACCACCACCAACTTTATATTTTACAAATAATGTTGTGTTTGGTGATTGTGTTATACCTAATGATAAGTTATTTATAAAATCACCCATTTGGGCTATTAATTGTGGGTTTGTATCGAAGTCGGTTAATGAACTAATATCTTGTGTACCACCACCAAAAATTAATCTTAAAAAACCATTATCAGTGTATTCGGTTATAAATTTTTTATCAACCTTTATGTATTTGCCTGGTCTTACGGATGGATTATCGCTTAAAGAATTAAAATCCTCGATAAAAACTTTGTCTTCAGCTAGCGCATCAACTTCGTACCATCTTAAAGCATTATTTAAAAATTGAGAGTATGTTGGTATTGTTGTGTAGTTGGTTCCAGCTAGGGCAATTACTGATTCAACACTGGTAACATTGTTATCGGGTAGTATTACCTCTAAAAATGGTACAACGTCTGCTGGTGTTATTGCTTTTTGATAGTACTTTGTAAAACCATTTATTGCAATTTCTCTTTTTGTTAGAGTGTAATTGACTATTGTTCCGTTTGAATTAAGATTTGGAATAATTATTCTATTTGGTATTCCACCAATACTAAATGGTGATGAAAAATCAATATCATATAAAGATTCAAAAACTTTACCTGAGCCATTTCCTTGCGCACCTGCTTGTATTAAGGGGCAATACGTAACATCAAATCCATCACCTAAAACAGGTACCGTAACGCTAAAATCTAAGATTGTTACCGAAGGCCTTTTACCAGGAACCTTTAATCCAAAAGTTCTAGCCATGGATAGAATTGAACTTCTTTCTTCTGCGTAGTCTATTTGTGTTTCTTGAAATAATCTATCTGTATTGAATGATAGCATATCGCCAACAGCCGCGTTTAATTCAAGTAGCATCATACCTACGGATGCGTCATTAAAATCATTGAAAATATCTGGATAGTACTGTCTAACCATATTAACCAAGTCTGTCCTTATATCAGCAAAATTTCTGGATGTGTAATTAACTCTTTGTGCCATTATATTGTATTTTAAACATTTATTGTAACCGAATCAGCAATATCAAAAACGTTATCTGTTATTGTATACTGCAATGTTATTGTTGCCGCGTAATCACTGTCTTCAGATTGTGTAACGCTTAATTCTGTTATATTTAATTTTGGTAAATATTTTTTTACCGAATTCTTAACCTCGTCCTGTACGGATTCCCATGTTAATGCATCATTTGGTTCAAAAATATACCTAAGTATATCCGTACCAAAATCTGGATTATATAGTCTTTGACCCTTTCTAGTCAATAATAGATGCATCAGGTCAGCCTTTATTGCTCTTTGTTCGTTATCATTAAGTTTTATAAAAAAACCGTTTGTACTATCCTTAAAGGGGTAGTCAATATTTATAAATTTACCGTTAGCCATAATACCTTTTATATGATAAATATGATAATAATTTATTTTTATAAGTAAATCCATAAAAAAAGGGTCCAATTGGACCCTTTTGTATTATTTTTTTATTTTACTATGCTGTTGTAACCTCACAACCTCCAGCACCGCAAGCTACTTCTCCAGATAAATTTGTGGAATCGCTTACTTCTATAACCTTTGTTAGGTCAATATCGCGTAAAACTTCCATCATTTTTTCGTATTTTTCCTTATTACAGTCTTCAAAGGGAGCCTGAATATAACTTCCTCCATCATAGGGTAATACTGAAATACCATTAAATGATTCACGATTTTCCCACATCCATTTTCCCACCATTGGCCATTCGTTTATTTTATAAACCAAATTTCCTTTCTCATCTCTTCTATCTTCTTTAATTGGGTTGTTGTTTGAGTCTAAAAGGACTTTACCATTCTCATCTAATTTAGATAATTTTTCAGTTTCTTTTTTAATAGAAACAGTTACCGACACATTATGTGTGTTTTGACCATCTCTATGCCCAGTCCCAACCCAATTTTTGTTAAACGTACTTACTCTTTCTAAAAGATTCATTGGTGATTCAAATCTAAAAATAGAACCTTCTGGTGCCTTTACAGGTAATGAAATTACCGCTTGTTCTTTTGGTTTGAAGTATTCGTCTTCAACTAATTCTGGGTGGTAGATTGAAAGGTATGTGTATATCGATTCGTTTTTACCAACACGTATTCTACGAACATAATAATCATTATGCCAAGCATGTATTCCAGATGCTGTACCTAATACCAATGAACTAGTTCCAGATGGTTTTACCGTAGTTGTTCTAGCCGCTTTATTAATACCTATTAATTTAGCAACTCTAGCGTTTTCTTTTAATACAGCCTTTGATGCTAATTCTAAATCATATTTAAGAACCTCTCCAGAACCAATACCAGTCATTCCAACACCTATTAAAGCGTCTTTCTCTGTTGTACGCTTCCACACATCACGAAGATAATGAAAGTCCGTATAACCAGCTTGTAATGTGCCAATAAAAGATGCAGCTTTTGCCCTAGCCTCCAAATCTTCTTGTGATTCAATATCTGATACATTAACTTCACAAAGATTACAGAATTGGAATGGTCTTAACCCAATCTCACAACAAGGGTTTGTACCCCAATCTTTATCGTTTGAGAAGTATACGCCTGGTTCTCCAGAGTTACTATCTTCAATTTTTTTCCATAATTGGAAGAATTTATCTTCAGTTATTTTATGTCTTAAGATAACGGCTGAATTGTTTGCTCTACCTCTCTGTGGATTTAATTCCCACCATGCACCTGATTTAGATGATAACATTTCTTCATCATCAATTGAGAATAATGAAATAAGAGCAGCTCTACGAATACCACCAGTTAATACTGCGTCAGCAATAAAACAAACAACATCGTGACATTCGATTGGTGATAATTTTTCACCATCATTTTTTGTATCTAATATTTTTTTAATATTGTGAATACAATCTTTAAGTGGTTGTGGGCCAGGGGCTCTACCACCACTAGTCACCAACAACGAACCTTTTTGACGAATGTCTGAATAATCAAATTCTGGTGTTGACATACCTTCAAAGTATGACCTCATAAGTGTTTTGATTGCATCTGCCCATCCTTCTATGCTATCACCAATAAGATATCTTCTACTTCTAGTTGTATTAGGTTTTCTAATCTCTGGTAATTGGTCCACATGATGTCTTTGTACTGAAAATCCAACACCTGTTCCACCT